TTCAGTTGCCAAAAAAAATGGAAGCTTAGACAGTGTTGGGCTAGGCATTCGGGGCAATGGTAAAGTTAAAGACACATACGACGCGGAACAGGACGCCGAATACATTCTAAGAAATATAATGGGGCGTACACGGTTTTGCGTGAATGTTCGGGATGAACTAGCAACCCATTTAGAGCATGTCACACGGGGGCCGAAAAAATGACCGGCCAAAACGTCAAGGAACCAGTTGCAGAAGTGCGTTTAACACAATTCAGAACCAAAGAGGCAATGCACACGATAAGACAAATCAATTTGCCGCATAGCTCATATGAAAAATATAGGATAAATTATGGCCGCTAATTACACGGCAGAATGTGCAATGAAATGCAAAGAACCGCTGTTCATGTCATTTCTTGCTGAACTTTCTACAATCCCAATCGACGCGGAAAATTTTGCAAGTTTAGCGGTTTATGAGTTGTGCGGTATTTCAAGCCGTAAGCAATTAAATATTGAACCATTAGCGCAAAAAAACTGGCAGCGTTTAAAGGTCTGGTTTGGAATGTGGCGCGTAGGATACGGGAAAGACAAGCCGCCGTTTAAGATGGGAAACGACGCATACAAACGCGGGGCTGACCTCGAAGAAAACCCATTCACTGAAAATGTAGAAAATGACCATTTTGGGCCGTTTAAAAGTTGGAAAAGTGGATGGCTTAATGAACGCAGTATTAAACAAATAAAATCGGAGAAATAAACCATGAGCGAAGTAGAAAGTTTAACTAAATGCGGGCGGCACCCGGTAACGATTAGACGCAAAACACCGCAGGAAATACTTGAGGGATTTACAGTCGCGGATTTGGTAAAAGATTGGGATAATCGGGTGACTATAGAAAAGCGGTCAAAAGTTCAAAGGCGCAATAACGCATATAAAGAAAGCAAGCGTTTATATGGCACACGGTGCCGGGCATGAGGGGCCACTATATCAAAAACAGACGCGACTTAAATGAGCCGCAAATATTCGATATTATCCGCTCCCACGGAATACAGGTCTACCCAACAGACCAGCCCGCCGACGCAGTTTGTGGCTTTAGGGGTATGACATTCCTTGTGGAAGTAAAGAACGGCCCCAAGGCAACTTTAACGGGGCCACAGATCAAATTTTTAGCAACGTGGGAAGGCCAGCACCAAATTTTATGCACAGATCAAGAGGCTATAGACTGGTGCAAACATATTCGCGCCATGTACTCATGGAAACCAGAAACATAAACGAAAGGTAATACAATGAACACGATCAACACAGATGACGACTACAAACGCCACCCCGTAACAGTTCGCCGCCAAACCCCACAGAAAAGGCTGGCTACGGTTTCAGTAGATAGCCTGAAAGACGATTGGGATAATACGATAGTGATTGCTAAACGCACAGCTTCCCAAAATCGCAACAACGCATGGAAGGCCATCAAGAGATTATATGTGACTAGGGGGCGAGCATGAGTATTCAAGAATATCGTGCTTTTATTAATAGTAGATCGAACGTAATACCAGATCGCGGGTTTGACGCCACAGACATAAACCCACTTGCCAAAAAGCACCAAAAAAAATGTATTGAATTTGCATTGCAGTTGGGTAAATCTGCATCATTTTTAGATACTGGATTAGGTAAGTCATTTATTGAATTGGAATTTGCGCGGCAATGTGCGGATGAAACTGGCAAGCCTAGCCTGATATTAACACCGCTTGCTGTTGCGGGTCAGATGGTTAGGGAAGGCCATAAATTCAACATAGACGCGCGTCAAATACGTGAACAGTCTGAAGTTGGCGGCGGCGTTATGGTTGCCAATTATGAGCGGTTGCAAAAACTTGAACCTGATTGTTTTGGGGCGGTCATATTGGATGAAAGCTCTATTCTTAAATCGTTTGCAGGGCGTACTAGAAATATGCTTTTAGATGCTTTCAAAGATGTTGAATACAAGCTGGCTGCGACCGCAACACCATCCCCTAATGACCATATGGAATTAGGCAACCATGCAGAATTTCTAGGCGTTATGCGGCAACAAGAAATGCTCTCCACATGGTTTATAAATGACACGTCAACGGCGTCACAGGATTGGCGGCTAAAAGGTCACGCGGTAGAGGATTTTTGGCAATGGGTCGCAAGCTGGTCACGTTGTGCTACTTTGCCAAGTGATTTAGGTGGCGATGATACTGGCTATATTTTACCAGATGTTGATCGGAAAATTCACATTGTTGATGCCGATCGATCTGTTGATGTCGAACAGGGTATGCTGTTTCGTATTCCAGAAATGAGCGCGACAAGCTTTCACAAAGAAAAACGCCTGACATTAAATGCGCGTTGTGAAAAGGCTGCTGAATTGGCAACCCATGATAAGCCTGTAACTGTTTGGTGTGAAACAAACGATGAAAGCGCATTATTGGCTAAAATCATTCCAGACGCGGTCGAGGTTCATGGGTCACTATCAGCGGATGAAAAGGAAAAACGCCTTTTAGGTTTTGCCGATGGTGATTTTCGGGTAATGGTTACAAAGCCAAAGCTGGCGGGTTTCGGGGTGAATTGGCAGCATTGCGCCCATGCTGTTTTTGCATCAATTAGTTTTAGCTATGAGCAACACTATCAGGCGGTTCGCAGATCGCATCGTTTCGGGCAAGTCGAACGAGTTAGAAACGACATTGTAATTTCTGATACAGAGAATAGCATATGGCAGGCGGTTAACGTTAAGTCTCAAAAGCACGACGAAATGAAAAAACGCATGGCGTTGGCCATGAAGAAAGCGCAAAGCGTAAAGCAAACGCGCGTGAAGTATGATAGGCCGCTAGATTTAGCCTTCCCTAAATGGATTATGAAAGGATAATACATGGAAAAGAAACAACCAGAATACCAAGGCGAAGGATGGGCAATTCACAATTCGGATTGTGTAGAAGGAATGTGGGCAATGCCAGAGGGAAGTGTTGACTTGGCAATATTTAGCCCGCCGTTTGGCGACTTGTTTGTATACTCCGATAGTGAAAGAGATATAGGCAACGCAGGCACTGGTGACGCATTTATGGAAATGTACAAATATTTTGCCGAGGCTTTGACGCGGGTTTTACGTCCAGGGCGCATGATATGTGTTCATTGCACAGACTTGCCGATGCGCAAGGGTAAAGATGGGGCAATAGGCCTAAAGGACTTTTCGGGCGAATTGGTAAAAGCGCATACTGACGCGGGTTTGGTTTATCATGGCCGCGCTACTATCTGGAAAGACCCTGTAGTCGAAATGCAAAGAACAAAAGCACTAGGGTTGCTTTATAAGCAGATCCGCAAAGACAGTGTTATGAACCGCGTAGGGATGCCAGATTATATGCTGTTTTTTCGCAAGGATGATGTGAATGAAGAACCGATACAGCACGCCGCGCCGCAATCAGCCGAGGCTGTTTTAATTGCTAAGAATTGGTTAGATGATTTGCGCAGGCATGGGCTTTGTTCTGACATTCCCGATGATGATTTACTTGCTCTTTTAATCAAGGAAAGCGAGTTTGACGTTTACGACTGGCAGCGTATTGCATCGCCTGTTTGGATGGATGTAAAACAAGGTAACGTATTGCGGCGAATGAAAGCCGCCAATGATGAAAAGCACGTATGCCCGTTGCAGCTTGATACAATTAAACGTTGTCTTAGGCTCTATTCTAAGCCGTGTGACGTGGTTCTTGACCCGTTTAATGGCATTGGCTCTACAGGCTATGAAGCGGTTAAGTCTATGCGCCGTTATATTGGGTTTGAGTTGAAAAAGGAATACGCAGAACAAGCAAACTTAAACTTGCAGGATGCGGCTGCGTCTGGCCTTGATTTATTCGCGGCTGAATGAAGAAGTTGAAGCCCAAACATGAATAAAGCAAGCCCCGCCAAATGAATGGCAGGGCTTGAAAACTACGGTAGGTTTCCGTAGGGTACTTACACACAAGAAAGCATGTGTAGATTACAAGGCGAGGGCCGACAAGTCAACACATGCGCAACCAGAAAGCGCGTAACATGCAAAATAGAAAGCATTCCTTAAAAATCAAAACAGCCGTTTATTCATTCGGGTTCATTAGATGAAATACGCTTCTTTTAATGTCCACGCTTGGATCAAGGGTTGCCGTGGTTTAACCGCTGAACAAGAGGGCCACTATATCCGAATTTGCATGGCTGTTTATGACAATGATGGGCCGATCGAATACAACTCAAATAAGCTACGTTTAACGCTTGGATGCAAGGGCGTAAAAAAGACAGAAAGGGTTATTTCTGAACTGATAAACATGTCTTTAATTTTCGAAAAGGCTGGGTTTATATCCAACGAAAAATGTGATGAAGTTTTATTCAAAGCGCACACCAAATCTAAAATACTGTCTCAAAAGGCCATCGAACGCGAAAAAGTGAAAAACGCGATAATAAGAAATAATCCTTTAAAAACAGTAAATCCTGACCAGCTCTATACCAGCTACCTGGCAGCTAGGTGCCAGCTAGGTGCAACTAATGAGAAAGAGAAAGAGAAAGAGAAGTATATAACTACTACTGTTGTAAGCTCGAAAAACGCTTTAACACCAACAAGTGTTGGTGATGTAAATTTAATAAAAAACGAGTTCACAAAAATCTGGGCCGCATACCCTAGAAAAGTCAGTAAACAGGCTTCTTTGAAAGCTTACCAAAAAGCCCGCAAGAAACATTCATATTCAGACATTGCAAACCCATTGCGGTTATTCATCGACGCAACAAACGCGGAGGGCGATCCGTCAAGTATGATACACTTGGCCACATGGATCAATTCAGAACGCTTTGACCCTGAAGAAGATCAAATCGCCGCCGTAAACGGAAAAACAAAAAAGGCATTCACAA